AGACTAAGACTCAGGATTTTGGCAAGAAGAAAAATCTATTTTTAGGTAAATTGAAAAAAATACAAAGCAAATATGCTTTGAAAGATTCAGATAGATTGGGTGAATATCATCAGGCATTTTGGCAAGAGTACGTTTTTAATGCTAGTAAACAATTCGGTGTTAAATTAAAAAGTAATGAATTTGTTCAATTGGTAAATAGATGGGCATACTTTGACAAATCTTATAAAGTTCCTATGATTAAAAAGGATTATGAAGATAGACCGAAATTTTTAGAATGGATTTTATCAACAGATAAAAATGACCATAGTAAAATATTTAAGGATAACATCCAACCAATAGAGACATTATTCTTTGAGGTCGGTGCGGAGATATTAAAAAACATTAGTGGGTATATGGCAGTAAATCCTGATAGAACAGTTCAATTGATGAAAAAGGAAGTAGAGTCAGCATTGAAGGATTTGAAGAGTGGTGGTAATCCAGAAAAACTTAAAAAACTAAAGTTACAAATAGAAAAACTTGAAGCTATTGGTGGAGTGAATGCGATTGTACCATCAGAGGGAATTGTTTTCAAATACAAGGGTAATGTGTATAAATTCACCGGTGCTTTTGCACCCATCAACCAGATTTTAGGAAGTTTAAAGTTTGGGTAGACTATTTATTATTAGGAGAAAATTATGGATAATCCATTAGCAAAATTATATAGTTGGCAAGTATCAAGTGGCCAGTTGGATGGGTGGACATCATATCATCTAGCAGCTGGTTTGTTTATCGCTAAGGTAGCTCAATGGTTGGGTGCTAGTGATTTATGGGCAGTCTTGTGGGTTTTGATTATTGGTGTATTGTGGGAAATCTTTGAAGTATATGTTGAAGGTATGGAAGAAACCTATGGTACAAGAAAAAAGTGGGCTTGGAACACAGCAGCAGACATTATTGTCGAGGTTGGTGCCGCAGCGTGGATGGTCTGGTAGGGTAATCATAAACAGGAAAATAAAATGTGTAAATGTGAAAACTGCACATCACCATGTAAGTGTGGATGTGATTGTTAAAGAGGTAATATATGGCAGGTTATAGTAAAGAACAAGAACGACAAAATAAAGTTCTTGGAGATTTGTTGTCAGGTAGAGAACCTGAAAAACGAATCATGGTAGGATATGAAGGACAAAAAGAAAAACAAGGCGATAAAGAAAGTGCTTTATCAAAAATTATGCAGGAAGTTAGAATGCCTTTGTTTTGTCCTAATTGTGGTAAGGTGATGAAAAAGAAACTTGACGATAAAATGTGGAGACTATTTGGTCATTGTTTTGATTGCCAAATCAACATAGAAAACAAACTTCGTGTTGAAGGTAAATATGAAGAATGGGAAAGGAAAAAACTAATAGAAAATAAAAAAGCTTTTTTACATGATTTGAAACAAAGTATTGATGAGTTTGAAAAAACAGAAGGAAAGGTAGAGTTCTTTAATAATGTAGGTGTGAGAACACCAGAGTTAGAAAAAGAAAAGTGGTCTATGGGTGAAGAAAAATTTAATACATTATTAACAGAAGCAAGAGATTATATACAATCATTAGAAGATGAGATAGAAAATGAACAAGAGAAACTTGATATTACCTGAAGATTTGGTAATTGAAATTATGGGATTAGTAGCACAGATTGGGAAAGTTGCACAAGAATATCATTCACGATATATGGATGATGATACAGATAATTTAACTAAAGTGTATGAAAGGATTATACGAAGGTTAATGGAGTTAGATGAATATGGTGAAGATGACAATTCTATGGAAGAAATGTTAAATTCATTTGGAATTAAATTGGGAGATAAAAATGAGCGGAATAATTGATTTTATATTGGGCCTATTTTTTGGTGGTAAGAAAAGTGAAGAAGTCAAAAAATTAGATTCTAAAATAAAAGAGAAAGACGCTGAGGTCAAAGAGATTCAGAAAAAGGTTGAAGTTCTCGAAAAGAAAAAGAAGGTCAACAAAAAAGAAGTAGCAAATCTCAAGAGAAAAGTCACTAATACAAAGAAACAGATTGCCAAAGCACAAGAAGCGGTCGAAACTGATGATGTGGATGAGGCAGTTAAGTTTCTAAAAAAGTTCTCAAAATGAAGTATCTAAGTTTATTTTTATTCGTTGGTTTTTTGTTCTCACAAGAAAAGACCTACACATTTACTGAAAAAGAAATATTAGGATTTACTAATGAGATAAAGAGATTAGAGGTTAAGGATAGTTTAAATACTATATTGATTTCTGATTTAGAAAAGATAGGTACAAAGTTAGAAGATAATGCTAGAACAGATTCTACATTACTATCTTTCAAAGATTTACAAATAGGTTTATTAAAAGAAGAAATAGAATTGTATAAGCGTAAGGTAAAACTTGTCAAACCAAAGTGGTATGAGAATAAATGGTTATATTTTGGATATGGTGTATTTGGTGCATCAACATCAGTTTGGTTGACAGGACAATTGGTAGGAAACTAATGTCTCAAGTAAGACCAATAAAAGAAGTAATCAAAGAACAATATATTCGTTGTGCCAAAGACCCTGCCTTTTTCTTGAAAACATTCTGTATGATTCAACACCCAATAAAGGGTAAGATTCCATTTGACCTATATGAGTTTCAAGAAAAAACTATAAATGAGTTTGAAAACAACAGAATGAATATCATATTGAAAGCCAGGCAGTTAGGTATATCAACATTGACTGCTGGATATTCATTATGGATGATGACATTTCATCAAGATAAAAATATATTGGTGATTGCCACCAAACAGGATACTGCGAAGAATTTGGTTACTAAGGTTAGAGTAATGCATGCCAATCTACCAAGTTGGTTGAAACAGAGCTGTGTTGAGGATAATAAACTATCTCTAAAATACAAGAATGGTTCACAAATAAAAGCTGTATCAAGTGGTACAGAATCTGCAAGGTCAGAAGCACTATCGTTATTGGTATTGGATGAGGCTGCATTTATTGATAAAATTGATTCTATATGGACTGCCGCACAATCTACATTAACAACTGGTGGTCAATGCATAGCATTGTCCACACCAAATGGTGTTGGTAATTGGTTTCATAAAACTTGGGTAGAGGCAGAGGAAGGTCATGGTTTATTTAACTTTATAAAACTACATTGGACAGTTCATCCTGACCGTGACGAGGAATGGAGAAAAGAACAAGATAAGATGTTAGGACCAAGTGGTGCGGCACAAGAGTGTGATTGTGATTTTATCACTTCTGGTACTTCCGTTATCGATGGTGTTTTATTGGAAAGATGTAAAAAAACACACAACAGAGAACCATTGGAAAGAAGGGGAATTGATAGTAATTTATGGGTATGGGAGCCACCAAATTATACAAAGAGTTACTTGGTATGTGCTGATGTTGGTCGTGGAGATGGTCAAGACTATTCAGCATTTCATGTAATAGATATTGAAACAATGGAGCAAGTCGCAGAATATAAAGGTAGGTTAAATACAAAAGACTATGGTAATATGTTGGTCAGTATTTCAACCGAATATAATGATGCCTTACTAATTATTGAAAACAACAATATTGGTTGGGCTACTATACAACAAGTAATAGATAGGGATTATCCTAATCTATTTTATACAAGTAAAGATTTACAATATGTAGATGTACAACATCAACTACATAATAAGTATAGGTCACAAGAAAGAAATATGGTGGCTGGGTTTAGTACAACAATGAAAACACGACCTTTGATTATTGCTAAACTTGAAGAATATTTTAGGGATGAAAGTGTAATAGTTCGGTCAAGTAGGTTAATTGATGAATTGTTTACTTTTATTTATCATAATAACAGAGCAGAAGCTATGGTTGGATACAACGATGACTTGGTGATGTCTTTTGCTATAGGTTTATGGGTTCGTGATACAGCACTAAGGTTACGAACAGAAGGCATTGAATTGACTAAGAAAACACTTAGTAGAATGCAGGACATAGATGGACTTTACACACCAGAAGATCAGAAAAATGAATCTTGGTCTTGGGATGTTAATAAGAACAAAGAGTCACTAGAGTGGCTATTATAAGAGGTTAAAAATGGCAGATAAATCATTATTTGGAAGATTAAAAAGATTATTCAGTACGAATGTTATTGTTCGTAATGTGGGTGGTCGTAAATTAAAGGTTGCGGATACGGAGTTTATTCAATCTAAAATGAAATCTCATCTGGTTGACAGATATTCAAAACTACATAGTGGATTAGATTTGAACAATACTGGCTATTCCACATTTGCACAATTACAAGCTGCTAGAATTGGTTTATTCAAAGACTATGAAAGTATGGAAAGTGATTCAATAATTGCATCCGCACTAGATATTTATGCTGATGAATCTACAATGAAAAGTGAATATGGTAATATTATTGAAATTCATAGTGATAATAACAATATCAAGGAAATATTGAATAATTTATTTTATGATGTTTTGAATATTGAATTTAATTTATGGCCATGGACAAGGAATATGTGTAAGTATGGTGATTTCTTTTTATTTTTGGATGTCAAAGATAACTACGGTGTCACCAATGTAGTTCCATTATCAGCTTATGAGTTGGTTAGGTCAGAGGGAGAAAATCCTGAAAATCCATATTATACTC